TTAATTCAGATAATTTAAGAATGGAAATAAGTGATTATTCAGTTGGTCAAAATAAAGCATATATAGAATTTAGAAACGGATCTTGGATAAAAGTTATAACGGCTTCAGATTCAGGTAGAAGTGCTAGGGCGAATGTCTTGATTACTGACGAATTTCGTATGGTTGACAAAAATATCATTAATACTGTTTTAAGAAAATTTCTAACAGCTCCAAGAAATCCAAAATATTTAAATAAAAAAGAATATAAACATTTAGCTGAAAGAAATAAAGAAATTTATATGTCAAGTTGTTGGTTTAAAAGTCACTGGAGTTTTGAAAAGGCAAAAGCATATTGTGCTAATTTGGTTAATGACGCTAAAAAATATTTTATTTGTGGTTTGCCATATCAAATATCAATAAAAGAAGGTCTATTGTCAAAAGAACAAGTTGAAGATGAAATGTCAGAAGCGGATTTTAGTGAAATGGCATGGGATATGGAAATGGGTTGCTTGTGGTATGGCGATACTGATGGAGCATTTTTCTCATACGAAGATGTTTCAAAACAAAGAACTTTAAAAACAGCAGTTTATCCACCATCTAGCTTATCTGATAAAAAATTTAAAATTCCTGATTTAGCCATCGGAGAAAAACGTATTCTTTCAGTTGACGTTGCTTTATTAGCATCTAAAAAACAAAATAATGATGCGGCATCTATATTTATTAACAGTTCTTTACCAACAAAAAGTAATAAGTATATAGGAAACCTAATTTATGCCGAAAATCACGAGGGGTTACATACGAGTGAATTAGCTTTAATTGTGCGAAGATTGTTTGAACAATTTAAATGTACAGAAATTGCATTAGATGTCAAGGGAATAGGTTTAGGAATTTACGATGCGCTTTGTCGTGATATACCAGACCCTATAAATGGAGCAATATACCCACCATTAAGTTGTTGCAACGATCAAGTATATGCTGATAGGTGTATTGATAAAAAAGCACCAAAAGTTATATGGGCAATTCAAGCTACAGCACAGTTTAATAACGATATGTATTTAATGCTTAGAGATGGATTCAAACAAGGATATTTAAACATATTGGTTAATGAATTTGAAGCAGACGAAATTTTAAAGGATATCAGAGGATATAATTCTATGAGTTCATCAGATAAGACAAAATTACAGTTACCATATATACAAACTACTCTTCTAGTTAATGAATTAATAAATCTTGAATATGAAACAAAGGGAGTAAATATTAAAGTGTTTGAGAAATCTGGTATGAGAAAAGACCGTGTTTCAAGTATTGGATACAATTATTGGGTTCAATGTCAGTTGGAAAGAAAATTACAAAAACCAAAAAACACCAACTTCGACATATCAGACGTAATGCAATTTCGTCAACCAGAGTTACGTGCATATTAAAACAAATAATATCACACATTTACATCACTAACATGAATAAATAAAAATAAATAAAGAAAGGAGGTTGTCATGGACACAGAACAGATTATACCAGATAAAAATCTACTAGACCAATATAGTCAATTAATGTTTGCAAATTTACGCAAAAGTCTATTACAAGATTTAGTAAATAACAGAAAAGAAAGTGCTTTATTTACGAAATACCCAATTGATAAAGTTGTTGCGATGCTTGAAAGTCCATTAAAAAATGAAAAAACGTTACGTACAATGAGTAGATTTCTTTATTGTACAAGCTCTCATTATTATAGATTAGTAAACTATTATGCAACATTGCCAGTGTTTAACTATATTGTCACTCCTGCAACTCTTCCTAAAAAGATAAACAAAAAGACATATAAAGATACATATATAAAGATAATTTATCAGCTAGAAAAGTATAACTTGAAATGTGAAATACCTAAAATTATGGCTATAACGTTTCTTGAAGGAATATTTTATGGACTAGAATATGAAACATCAGATGCTTATTATATTCTACCATTCAATAGTAATTATGCAGAAATTTCTTCTACCGAAGATGGTACATATGTGTTTTCAATTGATTTAAACTATTTCACTACCGATAGATTATATTTGCTAGATTCTTACGGCGAAGAAATCAAAAATGCCTATTATCAATACAGAGGAAGCAAAGAACTTAATATTAAAGGAAATACAAAGTTAAGATGGTTTGAACCTAGTAATGGTATTTGCATTAAAGCAGACGAAACAGATATGTTGTATAGCATACCAGTCTTCTCTTCTACTTTTTTAGATATCTTGCGACTTGATGATTATAAGTTACTAAAAAAGGCAAAAAAGACACTTGATAATTATAAAGTATTGGCGATGAAAATTGATTGTGACGAAAATGGCGCACCAAAAATGGATTTTGATATTGCAAAGAAATATTATAATCAAGCAGCATCTAATATCCCATCTGGAATTGGCTTAATTATGTCACCATTTAATATTAATGATTTTACTTTTCAGTCATCTTCTACTGCCGAATCTAATGCTGTTAATGAAGCAGAAAATGACTTTTGGGCTGGAACGGGTACTAGCGGAATGATTTTTGGTAGTACTAAAGCATCTAGTTCTTCAAGTCTTGGAATGTCAGTTAAAGCGGATGAACAGTTGGCATTTAAAATTATGCATCAGATTGGAAGATGTTTTAATAAAAAGATTAAGTTAATGGGGTTAGCCTATCTATTTAAATTAAAATTCTTAAATCAATCGATTTTTAACGAGGATGATGTATGTAATAAATTCCAGAAAGCCGCACAGTATGGAGTCTCTGGCTCAAAATTACTTTATGCTGCTTCGTTAGGAATGTCTCCTAGTGATGTCGTTAATTTATCATACCTTGAAAATGATATTTTGGATGTTACGGGAAGTATGTTTACGAGTCCATTAATTAGTAGCAATACTCTCTCGCCTGATAGTTCAGATGGTGGAGCACCTACCATAGAAGAACAAGGTGGAACGGCTACTGATAATACAGAAGCAAGTCGTGAACAGAACGGAAATAATGAAAATTAAAGAAGGTGATTAAATGCCGAATAATCTTATTTGCACATCAGACAAGGAAACTGCCGATAAACTTATTAAACTAGGTTTTAAAGTGCTAAAATCATCAAATGGAATTTACACTTTTATTAATGATGTTTCGAGCAATTTTGAACAAATAGATGAAACGAAAATATTTACAACAAATACGCTTACATTTTAAGACTTCTTTCGAGGTCTTTTTATTTTGCAAGAAAGGAGGTTAGAATGGATAAACAATTAAATATTACATATGAATCAAGTTTAACTAATATAGTTTCAGTTAATCCATCATTTGATTTAGGTGTGTTAAAAGTAGCTTATACTGGATTAAATAGAAATAATTCTTTTATTAGCGAAGAATCTTTTGAAAAATGTATTAACACTATTTATAACTGTCCAGTGGTTTGTAATTATAACAGAGAAAGCGACTCAATTGGTAGTCATGACATCGAAATTATTAAAGATAATAATTCATATAAGATAATTAATATTACTCAGCCAGTGGGGGTTGTACCAGAGAGCGCTAAGTATTGGTGGGAAGATATTATTGATGATGGAGTGAGTCATCGCTATTTATGTGTTGAAGTATTGTTATGGAAACGCCAAGAAGCATATGAGCACATTAAAGATAATAAAGTAACAAGCCATAGTATGGAGATTGACGTTGTTAATGGAAATTTTACCAACGAAGGATATTATAATATATCTGATTTTATATTCACAGCATTTTGTTTACTTGAATCAGCAGAACCATGTTTTGAATCTTCTGCTTTGCATATGTTTTCTAAGGATGATTTTAAAGAACAATATACTCAAATGATGAAAGAATTTAAAAAATATGCTTTACAAAATCAATCCTCTAATGAGGTTGATATAAATACAAACACAAATATGGAAGGAGGACGAGAAGTCTTGAATGAAGAATTAAAAAATTCAATACTTCAAGAATTTAGCCTTACTTTTAACGATATTAATTTTGAAATAACAGAAGAAATGTCAGAGGAAGACTTAAGAGCTAAACTTGAAGAATTCACAAAAAGCAAAGATGGAGCACAAGCTACATCTGAGCCAGAATTAAAAGTTTTATTTTCAGCTACATATCGTCAAAAAAGAGAAGCTTTAGATAATGCATTATCTAGTGATGTTATATATGACGCTGATGGTAATTTAATCGAAGAAACATATTATTGGGTTGCTGATTTTGATGATACATACGTATATGTAGAACAAAGTCATTGGACTAAAGATGGTGGATACGATGAAAAACACGGTAGATACACATATTCATTTGATGAAGAGAATATCACTGCTACTATCTCGGGCGAATTTGAAGAAATGATTTTAGTTTGGCTTACAGTTGAAGAAAATCAAAAAGTACAAGAAGAAAGAGGTAATTACGAATCACTAAAGACCGAGTTTGATAATTACAAAGAAAAATATTCTACTTCTAATGACGAAGTTCAGAGATTGCAAGAATTTGAAACAAAAACATTATCTGATAAGAGAGATGCCGACGAAACTGAATTATTTAGCCAATTCGATGAAGAACTATCTTCTATGGAAGAATATTCTACTTTAAAAGAAAAGGCAAAAGAATTTTCTATTGAGGCTCTTAGTGAGAAATTATTTGCTTTATTAGGTAAGAAAAACGCAGCATTTTCTATTAAGAAAAAGGAAACTGAAACAGTAAAAATTCAAGTTCCTTTTGAGACAAAAGATACTTTAGAAGATCCATATGGTGGATTATTGGCAAAAGTATACAGCAAACAATAATAAACTTCGAGCAGAAATTTACTGCTCTATTTTTATCCACAAAATTAATTTAATTTTAAAAGGAGGATTTTAAAATGGCTTATGCAATTATTACAAGAGAAGCAATGGCTTCAGAATTTAATGGAGTTTTACGTAAATCAGCAAAATATTTACCTAGTGGAACTGCAACTGCTATAGAAAATGGTTCAGTTGTGGTGTTAGGAAGTTTAATTAGTGGTGAAAGAGAAGTATATACTGCAACTACCCCTACTGCTACTACAGCATTATCAGCAATTGCTATTGTTACTACACCAGAAGTTATGGTCGATGAAAGAAAGAAAAATCTTGATGAATTTATAAACGAAGCAGGTGACGTTATCACTGTTGATAAATTATCTTCTGGAGATATTTTCTCATTAACTGCGGATGGTTTTGATGGAACACCTACTGTTGGTTATGTGGTTGAGTTAACAGCAGGTACAAAATTAAGTGCTGTTGCCACTTTAACAGCAGGTAGTACTCAAGTTGGTACAATTATTGATCTCGCTAACGATAAATATGCAGTTCAGGTAATCTAAGCAAATAATAACAAACATATAAAGGAGGATTTTATATAATGGATAAATCAAGTGTAATTAAATTAGCTACAGACATCATTCAGAAAAAGGTTAGCCCTAACTTTGCAGACGCATCAAAAAATGCAGAGGCACTAAGAGAGGCATTAATTGAAGCGAATGGTGGAAGCACAACTTTAGATATTAAAACTTTTCATAGAGGTAATGAATGTTTTCAAATAATTGAGGAAATTATCCCATTAATCGTACATGACGGTTTACAGGGAAACGAATTTTTCTTCAATCTTGTAGATTATAGAAATATTGCTCTTGGAGATGATATTGATTTCTGGAAAAAGAATGAAACAAACCTTGTTGTTGCAGATGCTTCTTACGGTGTAAGTGGTATTCGTAGACAGAGACTTGGTAGCATGGCTAAGTACAATGTTGACACTACTCTTAAAGTAGTTAAAGTATACGAAGAATTAAAGAGACTTTTAGCTGGTAGAACCGACTTTAATGAATTTATTGCAGAAGTTTCCAAAGCATTTACAAAGAAGATTATGGACAATACCTATACTGCATTTAATGGTATTACATCTTCTACTACTGGTCTTAATTCTACATACGTTATTACTGGTACTTACGCAGAAGATAGTTTACTTGACCTTGTAAATCATGTTGAAGCATCTACAGAAGCTAAAGCTACCATTTTAGGAACAAAGAAAGCTCTTAGAAAGGTTACTACTGCCACTGTCTCAGATGAAGCAAAAGCTGACCTTTATAACATGGGATACTATGGTAAATTCAACGGAACAAATATGGTTTACCTTCCTCAGAGACACGCTAATGGAACTGATACTTTCTTATTAAATGATAGCAAGATTTATGTCATTGCAGGAAATGATAAACCAATTAAAGTTGTCAACGTTGGTAATGGAATTATGTCAGCAAATGATCCATTACAGTCTGCTGATTTCACACAGAGTTATTTATATGGACAAGAATTCGGAATCGGCTGCGTTTTCAATGAGAAGATGGGAATTTATACATTATCTTAATTGTAGGATTTATAGGGTAGTTATTAAATTAGCTACCCTATTATAAAAGGAATGAAAGGATGTAAATATATGGGATACACAAAGGAACAAAGACAACAAAAATTAACAGAACAAGTAAAAGAAAATGTAGAAGAAAAAATAGAAACAAAAACTACGTCAAAAAGAAAAATCAGACTTGATGATAGTGTTGGAATTTCAGTAGCAAGCAATGTATTTGGATTACTTACATATATAAATCATAAAACTGGTGACAAGTATCAATGGGATAAAATTGGCGATGTACAGACTTTATATGTATCTGATATTCGTGCTATGAAATCAAACCAGCAGAAATTCCTTGAGGAAAATTGGATTTTAATTGAAGGAATTGCGGATTTAGATGAAGCATATGAAGATGTTGAATTAGATGATATTTATGAAGCATTGCAGATTTCGCACTATTACAATAATCGATTATGTCCTAAAAACATCGGAGATATATTTAATTGGTCTGTAGCCGATATTAAAGCTAAAGTTCCAAAGATGAATACAACAGTAAAAGAATCTTTGGCTATTCGTGCCAATGAATTAATTAAATCTGGTGTATTGGATTCTATTTCTAAATTAAAGGCATTTGAAGAAGTATTAGGATGTGAACTAACTGCACCTGATGAAGAATAATAGAAAGGAGTTGAAAATATGGCAACTCCATATTCAGATGTAATAAATGCATTTCTTGAAAAGGTAAATGATACTGATTTACCAAGTTTTACAGATATAGAAAAAGAAGAAATTGTTACTGGATATTTGATTTCTGCATGTAGAAAATTTTATAAGATTTGTGTTATAGACTTATCTGATAGAGATGACGTATTAGCACAGTTTAATCAAGATTTAGACGACGAAGTTGTTGATATTCTTGTTGAAATAATGATGGTTGAATGGTTGAAACCAAAGTTATTATCGAGTGAAAATTTACGAAGTTGTTTAACTACAAGTGATTATAAGATTATTAATTCTGTTTCTTTAGCTTCAATTAGAGACACATATGATTTATGTAAAAAAGATATTAAAAGTTTGATAAATCGTTATTCCTATTATCATGGCGATTTTAAAGAGATTGGTGGTATTTAATATGAATGATAAAACAATTAGTCTCTTTTTATCAAATATGATAAATTCCACATACAAAGTTTTAGTTATGAAAGATGTTGAAGATTCTAATTTACAGATTTACTTGGATAGCTTATGCATTCAATTGCTTGGTGGATTAGAAACATTTTCAGAATTGAAATCAAATCAGAAATATATTTCTGTAGTCAATATAATTCAGTATTTACGTATAAATGATTTTGACAAAAAGACATGTAAAAGAGAAATATTAAAAAGTACAAACATACTAGATAAACTTTCAAAACAACTTGGGGGTGAGTAAATGGCTATTAATTGGGATTTATATAATAAAAGATTAAATGTAAATGGATCTTCTGAAAGAGAACGTAATATAAAATCAATACAATCTCAAATAGTAAATCACTTGCCACATTCACCGTCATATAAAGATGTTTCTATTAATGGTACAAATAGAAATATTGCAGTTATAAAAACCACTTATGGTTATAAAAAAACTATTCTTTCGTTACCAAGCGAAACATTTGATATAGGTGATTATGTTGTTTTCGAAAGTAAAACTTATCTTGTTACTGAAATTGATGATGATAAAGAAGTTTATACTTCTGGTAAAATGCAACTTTGCAACTATACTCTAAAATGGCAAGATTCAACTGGTGCTATTCTATCCTATCCATGTATAGATGAAACAACATTGTCTGTCGGATTAGATGAAGGAAATGTAATCACAACTCCAAATTCAACACACAAGATAAAATTACCCTTTGATTCAAATACTGTGTTACTAAATACTGACAAAAGATTCATTATTGATGATTCCACTGTTGAAATTCCACAAGTTTTTGCGATAAGTAATCCAAATCGTACAGAATTTAAATATGGTGACAAAGGTATTATTGAGTTAACCATGAAAGCTGATAATTATAATGCATTAACAGACAATATTGCACTTGGAGTTTGCAACTACTTCTCTCCTACCACTCCACCTGAACCATCTCCAATTAATTATACTATGACAATTACGCATGATATGGATTTAATAGTAAATAACACTTTATGGTGTACGTTTACTCCTATATTAAAAGACGAGAATGGTTCTGTTGTAACAAGTTGGACTGCAAATTGGAGTTTTAATTATAATGGCATGGACGAAAGTAAATTTATTATTGAATATGACGGTAACGATTGTAAAGTTAAAGTTGTGGATGAAAGTTATGATGTAGTTGATAATGTGTTAGGATTAACTTGCACAAGCGATAATGGAACTATTGGTAATTATAATATTGTTATTGGAATGTAGGAGGTGGTAATATAAATAATTTAGATGAATTAGGTGGATATAAAGATATTATTATTGATTTATTTAAAAATAATCAAGATATTGTTGATTTAGTATTACCAAATCCAGTAGAAGGATATGATATTACTACGCAATTATTGGGTTCTGATACAATAAAAAACGCTGATGGTACATTAAAATTTGAAGGTCAATTATTTCCATATTTTTATACTGACGGGACTGGAGAAGAAGCAAGAACTTTCGTTTTAGTTGATGATAAAGTTATAAAAGTTGATAACAATGGATTTTTTAAAAGTGTAAAAATATTTATATATGTTTTAACAGAAAAAAGTCTAGTTAAACTTACCAACAAAGAAAAGGTTAAATTTAATATAACAAAAAAATATAAAGGTACGTGCAGAACTGATATTCTTGCTACTATTATAGATAATATATTAAACAAAAATACTATATTTGGTATAAAAGAATTAAAATTAGATAACGTTGACATATTTAAACCAACGACAAATTCATACTATGGACGAGTATTAACATACATAGCAACATGTGAAAATATTGGTGGTGATATTTGTGGATATTAATAATGAAACACTATCTCCATATTTAATTTACAGTAGACCATATGAATATAAAAATATAACACTATATCCTATTTGTATGGATAAAATTCTGGAATTTTTAATATTAAAAGATAGTATTATTGTCAGAAAAGATAGTACATTTAGAGAAAAAACAATAATTAAAATGAAATATTATGATTTTTTAATTTATTGTGCAGAAAATCCAGAATTAGAAATTAAATATAAGATACCAAATCTTCATAGTTATTTTCAATATGCTTTTTTACTTTTACAGATTGTTTGTCAAAATCAAACTTTTAAGATAATAGATAATTCAATTTATATAAATGATATACAAATTACACCAGAAATATTTGATGATTTGAGAAGAATTATTATTTTACAAAATGGTATAGATTTTAATATGGATGAATTTATTCATTATGATACTGAACAAGCGTTAAAAAAGGCACAGTCGGCTACAAATAAAGATTCTGAAAATAGTATAGAGGATTTAATTGATTCATTAATTATTGTATCAGGATATTCTGAAGAACAGATTATGAAAATGAGTATCCGTAAATTTTGGAGATATATTAAAAGATTTGACTTACATGAAAATTATGTAATACGTAAAACTGGCGAACAAAGTGGAATGGTTAAATACAATGAACCAATTAAACATTGGACTTGTTCATTAGATGAAAATGATAAATATAAAGATGTAAAAGCTGACGAAACAGCTATTAAAGGTAAGATTAATGGTTAATCTTATCTTTTTTATTATAAAAATAAGAAAGTGAGGAATATAAAATGGGACAAACAAGAGAATTTCTAGTAAGTACAGCTGATTTTGCTATGTATTATAACGATATATTAGCTTGTACTGGTACTACAAATTTAAATACTTCTATTGATGTTTCTATGCAGGAGCAAAATGTTAATGCCGGAAAAGGAAATGGTTTAGCTTATTCCTATAAATACGGTAGAGAGTTAGCATGTACTCTTGAAGCTGCAAACTGGGATTTGAGATATTTAGCAACAAACTTAGGTAACGACATAGTAAATCAACTATCTGACATTTATTCTATCAATGAATGTGTACAACTTACAGCAGGTATCGGTTCTGTGGCAAAACTTCCTATTGGAGATGTGGCTGTATTAATGGCTGACGGTACTATTGTGACCGTAACTCCTGTTGGAAAAGTTATTGATTTAACAGCAACTACCACTGAAAATGTTATGGTTAATGCAACTTATAAATATAGTGGATTAGCAAAAACTATTGTAATTGATGCAGATACAGCACCAAAAATCTATAGACTTGTACTTGATGCAGATAGACACAATACTAAAATTGGCAAAGTTGGATCGTTACAAATTGAAATACCATCTTATCAGCCATCTGGTAACTTTAACATGAACTTTACTCCTGATGGGGTTTCATCCACAAATATTGATGGTAAAGCTCTTAAAGTTGAAGGAGACACATGTAGTAGTGGTTCTGCTGTATATGCATATGTACGTGAATATAACGCTGACGCTGATGTATTTACAATTGATGAGATTATTGCCACTCCATCAACCGTCGATATTACTGGAACTGGTACATATACATTAAGAGTTCGTGGATTAAAAGAAAACTATATGCCAATGGAAATCGAAAATGCTGATTGTACTTTTGCATCCGATGCTGTAGGTGTGGCTACTGTTGGAGCTACTACTGGTATAATTACTGGAGTTTCTGCTGGTGAAGCTGTTATTACTGTATCCTATGTACAAGGTGCTGAAACTTTAACTGATACTGTTGTTGTAACTGTTTCTTAAACAACTAGTTAGTAGGGGTGATTTTAATAGTCACCTCTACTATTTTATAGTTATGAGGTTAATATGGCTTGTAAAAATTCTTATAAAAAAATATTTGAAAAGAATGGTAAAGAAATGATATTTTGTCATTTATTTGATGATAAAAAAGACGATGCATTAAAATTATGTAATTTTGAAAGGTATTGCGGTATTAAACATGAATATATTTTCGAGAAACCAGAAAGATGTAGGTTTTATAGTGAAGAGTGATGATAGATTAGTGATTAAATAGGCAAGTTAGATATTCTAATCTATCACATTTTGATGATTATTATATTTGGCTTGCCTATTTTTTACGCATAGAAAGGGTGATAAATATTAGCGAAAAAAGATTCGACACAGAGTATCAATGCCAATGGGCTAAAGAGCAACAGTTTTTAAGTGAACATGGAATACGATATACATTTGTTAAAACAATTGATGGAGTTACAACTTGGAAATATAAGAAGAATTTAAAACTTTTTCAAACTCTTTGTTCATTTTATGAGAATGTATATACAGTAGATTAAATAAAAGATAACTTTTATCAAGAAAGGCCAGGTGATTTTTATTCCATCATATGTATATCATTGCAATTTCTGTAATGTAGATGAAACTATTGAAAGAAAAATGAGTGAATATAAACCTGTTGAAA